GGCCCCCAGATTTAATTACTCGGACGCTTGGCCCGACTGGCGATTTTGTAGGTAACCGCCCGATCTTAGTGGATGACGCGACATATTTCCGCGATGCAACTACTAACGTCAGCTACGGCATCAAGCTAATCAATCAGCAGCAGTACGATGGTATTGCGGTCAAGACCGTAACATCTACTTACCCGCAGGTCATGTTTGTGAACATGACTTACCCCAACATTACGATGACGATTTATCCCAAACCCACAAGGGTTTTAGAATGGCATATTGTCAGCGTTGATAAATTGTCTGAACCCGCAACGCTGGCAACTATCCTAGCGTTTCCCCCAGGATACTTGCGGGCGTTCACCTACAACTTGGCAATGGAGATTGCGCCTGAGTTTGGTGTTGAACCATCAGAGCAGGTCAAGCGGATTGCCATGACCAGCAAGCGTAATCTGAAGCGCATCAACAATCCTGACGATGTAATGTCGATGCCTTACGCAATCGTTGCAACGCGCCAGCGGTTCAACATCTACGCCGGTAATTACTAATGAAGACGCCGATTCTGGGATCGGCGTATGTTGCTCGGAGCATCAACGCTGCCGACAACCGCATGGTCAATCTCTTCCCTGAGATTGTCCCTGAAGGCGGCAAAGAACCCGCTTTTCTAAACCGCGCTCCCGGCCTGTCGCTGCTCGCCACTGTTGGTACTGGTCCCATTCGGGGGCTGTGGACGTTCAACGGTGTTGGATACGTTGTCAGCGGGTTGCAACTCTACAAGATCACTAACAACTACGTTTCTACGCTGTTGGGTACGGTGTCCGGCACAGGGCCGGTCAGCATGGCTGACAACGGTACGCAATTGTTTATTGCTTGTAACGGCCCAAGCTACATCTACAACTCATCAACCAACGTCTTTGTACAGATCACCGACGTAAACTTCCCTGGCGCGTTGGCTGTTGGCTATCTTGACGGGTACTTTGTATTTATTGAACCCAACAGCCAGAAGGTGTGGGTGACTGCGCTGTTGGAAGGTACGTCGGTTGATCCATTAGATTTTGCCAGCGCAGAAGGGTCGCCTGACGGTCTGGTTAGCATGATTGTTGACCACCGAGAAGTCTGGTTGTTTGGGACCAACTCGGTTGAGGTGTGGTACGACGCAGGTAACCCAGACTTCCCGTTGCAACGCATCCAAGGCGCGTATAACGAGATTGGTTGCGCGGCAACATACTCGGTTGCCAAGCTGGACAACGGTTTGTTCTGGTTGGGCGCTGACGCTCGCGGGCAGGGCATCGTCTACCGCGCCAACGGCTACACCGGCCAGCGGATCAGCACCCACGCAATTGAATACGCGATTGCCCAGTACGGCAATATTAGCGACGCGATTGGCTACACATACCAGCAGGAAGGCCACGCCTTTTATGTTCTGACATTCCCATCGGCCAACGCCACTTGGGTGTACGACGTATCTACACAAGCGTGGCATGAGCGGGCGGCGTTCTCTAACGGTCTGTTCTTGCGGCATCGCAGCAACTGCCAGATGGCGTTTAATAGCGAAATCATTGTTGGCGACTTTGAGAACGGCAACTTGTATGCGTTTGATTTAGACGTTTACGCTGACAACGGTGGCCCTCAAAAGTGGCTGCGCTCTTGGCGGGCGCTGCCAACGGGTCAGAATAACCTAACTCGTACAGCGCACCATAGCCTACAACTAGATTGCCAAAGCGGCGTTGGAATCAACAACAGCGCCGGCACAGATCCAACTTTTCTACTTACCGAATCCGGTTTGTTCATCACAACCGAAAGCGGCGATTTCTTGCTTGCCGTAGCTGAAGGCGAGCCAACAATCGGATCTGACCCGCAAGTCATGCTGCGTTGGTCTGATAATGGCGGGCATACTTGGTCTAACGAGCATTGGTCGCCGTTGGGCAAAATCGGCGTTTACCAACACCGCGTGTTCTGGCGTCGCCTTGGTATGACTCTTAAACTGCGCGACCGCGTATATGAGTTGTCTGGTACAGATCCAGTCAAGATTGCCATCATGGGGGCTGAACTGCACTTGAGCGGGACGAGTGCCTAATGCCAGTCATCAATAACATCACCCAGATCCCCGCGCCTCGGGTTGACTTTATTGACCCGCGCACGGGGTTGATGTCGCGTGAATGGTATCGGTTCTTTTTAAACCTGTTCACGTTGACCGGATCTGGCGCAAACGCAACCGCAATTGAAGATTTTAATTACGACCCTATTAGCTCGCAGGTAAGCGAGCTTTACAGCATGGTCAACACGTTGGAACTTGGTCCCGTAGGTCAGCCAGCGTTTGATAGCGGCGTCACCCAGGTCAACACCGGCACGGGCTTGACCGGCGGTCCAATTGTTACGACTGGCACGATTAGCATTGACAACACCGTTGTCACGCTTACGGGTACGCAAACGCTGACCAACAAGACCATTACGGGTCTTAACAGCGCATCAACTGTCAAAGACAGCGCCGGTAACTTGTACGGGTTTGGCTTTCGGACCATGCCTCAGTCGGATAACGCCAGCGGTACGCTGGTCTTGTCAGATTCAGCCAAGCACCTCTACATCACTAGCAACGTCACCGTACCGCCTAATAGCAGCGTAGCGTTTGACATTGGCACGGTCATTAGCGTGGTGAGCAACGCCACGGCAATAGTCATCCAAGCAGGGGCGGGCGTCACGCTCAAGCTCGCCAACTCCACATCTACCGGCAACAGATCAGTCGCGTCTAACGGCGTTGCTACTATGATCAAGGTTGCAACCGATACTTGGTACGTCTTCGGTCTGGGTGTGTCATGAGTGGCTTTCTGGGGATGTTCACTTTTGGTGGCCCTCCCCCTCCCGTTGTCCCGTCAATCTATATTGCTTACGGTGGTCCCACGGCGGGACAAAGAATCTCGGTCTACAACTGGAATTCAACGACTGGGTTTGGGTCAATCTTCACGGCCCCAACGGTTTCCAATCCGGTCAACCAGATTTCTTTTGTCACAGACAACTCAAACATTTCGGCGTCTTGCACCACCTCGCCTTTTTTCCTTGTTTGGGCGTGGTCTGCTTCTGGTTTTGGAACGCAGTATGCTAATGCCGGTAGCCCTTTAAGCCCGTCTGCGTTTGGTCCGGCAGGATTTACCTGGACAAAAAATGTTGACGCAATCCTAACGTCAAACGCGCTAAACCCGTCTTTTCCGCAAGCGTGGGCTTGGAGTCAAGCAAGCGGGTTTGGGTCTAAATATTCCAACGGGCCAGCGTTAAATTCTGCTGGCTTCTCAACTGGCGTTACGCTAAACGGCGACAGCACCCAGGTTGCGTTCAGCCAAGGCGCAACCCCAGTCATTTCGTTGTTCCCGTGGTCATCGGCAACGGGGTTTGGTACTAAGTACGCAAATCCAGCGTCGCTGCCCCCGTTTGGCAACAACTTAGAAAGCATATCGTTCAACCCAGTAACAAATGACGTTGCAATTGGCAGCACCGCGTCTCCGTTCATTGCCGCGTACCCCGTAACATCGTCGGGCTTTGGGACCAGATACGCCAACCCTGCAAGTTTTGTTGGTGGGCCAGCGTTTGGGGTTAGGTTTTCACCTACGGGGGCCGAACTTGCGGTTGCAAACAACCTTACGCCTAACACATTAAAAGTGTACCAATGGTCTTCTGGCTTTGGTTCTTTGTACTCAAGCCCGTCAATACTGCAAGTTGTACAATCTGTGGACTGGTCTAGTACAGGGACGGAAATCGCTGGGGCGATACCTTCAACGCCGCCTTATACTAGAGCGTACCCGTGGACATCTGCCGGTGGGTTCGGGTCAGCGTATGCTAACCCCGGAACTGCTTTGGCCGTCGCAAATTCTGTAGCTTTTTCTGACAAATCAAGATGATTACTGACAACGAAAAACTAGCCTCGACAGTTATGAACGCCTACCACCGCGAGATGGAAATCTATGCGTATCAGGTGAACATTGACAACTATTCTGCTATGCTACTCGCACTTCCATCGGATGATTGGCCGCAGGATTGGGTAGCGTTCAAGGGCGTGAAAGTCGAGGATCTGCCGCACTCGTTGTCGGATGACGACGTTCAGGCGATCAGCGATTATCAGTACCGTGACCGTCTACGGTCGTTGGTGAGGACTGAAAAAGCAGAGCAAAGCAAGTCAATCAGGATTAGGGACGTTCTCAAGGCTCAAGTCGGCGGCGACTACGACGCGCTGGTTTTGGCTTACAAGGCAGCGCAACCATGACTGTAACCGTAAAAGTCTTGATTCCGGCAAAGCTGGCTGAACCTAGTCAGACGACCCAGTACACCGCCAACGGTGTGACCGCGCTTGTGGATAAGTTCACTGCGACCAACTTCAGCGCCGCAGCGGCAACGATCAGCGTCAACTTGGTCACGGCAGCAGACTCGGCTGGCAATCAGAACTTGATCGTCAAGACCAAGACGCTACAACCGTCAGAGACGTATACCTTTCCTGAGATTACAGGCGCTGCGCTTGGGCCTAGCGGGTTCATTAGCACCATCGCGGGGACGGCATCAGCGATCAATATTCGGGCTAACGGACGGGAGATTACTTGAACGATCTTGCCCACGTTATCCCATCGCGGGAGCAGATTGAGCGGTTACAGGCCGAGATGGTCAAAATGCCTCAAGCCGATCTGCAAACTGAGCATTATTTTTCCGAGTCTGGAATGTATTGCAGGAAGGTTTTTCGTCCCGCTGGCACGTTGATTGTGGGTAAAGTCCACAAGCACCATCATTTGTTTTTGTGCGCGATGGGTGAAATAATTGCGTGGACCGAAAACGGGATGAAGCGTCTGCAAGCTGGCGATGTGGTTGAGTCTAAGCCAGGGACCAAGCGCGTAACGCTGGCCGTGACTGACGCGATTGGCGTTACTGTTCACCGTACAGACAAGACCGATCTTAATGAGATTGAAGCAGAACTTGTTGAACCAGACAACACGGCGTTGTTTGACTCTAGTAATCTATTGAAAATCGCAGGAGAAATGAAAGCCCTGCAAGGAGAACTGCAATGACTTGGGTTGCAACGGCAATTGTAGGAAGTGCGCTTATTGGAGGATACGCTTCAAGTAGGGCGTCAAACACACAAGCGCAAGCCGCCCAACAAGGGATTGACGCTCAAGAACGGATGTTTAATCGTCAGGTTGAGTTGCAAGAACCTTTTCGTAGGGCTGGCGAAGAAGCACTCAACAAGCTAATCCCGTTGTCGTCTAACTACAAACCTTTTGGCATGGATCAGTTTACGCAAGATCCAGGGTACGCTTTCCGATTGTCCGAAGGTATGAAATCACTAGACCGCACAGCAGCAGCGCGTGGTGGTTTGTTGTCTGGCGCTACGCTTAAGGGGGCGCAGCGTTATGGTCAAGATCTAGCGTCTCAGGAATACCAAAACGCTTTTAATCGTTATCAAGTTGAACGAAACGCTCAACTTAACCCGTTGCAATCTTTGGCCGGTGTTGGGCAGACTGCTACCAACACGTTAACTGGAGCGGCTGGTCAAATGGGCCAGAACCTTGCTACTGGTTATGGCAACGTAGCCAACGCCCGCGCCTCTGGATACGTTGGTGCAACTAACGCGCTTACGTCTGCGCTTGGTACTGGTTTGAACTATATGCAGAACCAGCAGTTGATTGGTCGGTTGCCGTCAAGCAATTCGTTGGGATATGGTGGTTTGCCTTCTTACGGTGGCGCGCCGATTTCCGCAGCCACGCCTTACTATATGGGTCAACCGTCTCTCGGCTACGATTATGGATACGGACCTTAAGGACTAATCATGGCAATTGACCCATCTATTGCACTTGGCGTCCGGCCTCTGCAACTTGAAAATCCGTTGTCGATGTACAGCACGGTTGCTGGCATCCAGAACGCACAGAACCAAAACGCCTTGGCTCAGTACACTCTTGCCGCAGCGCGACGCGGGGAAGAGACAGAGAACGCGCTTAACAAAGCGTACATGGAGGCATACGATCCGCGAACAGGCCAAATTGATTTGGCCGCATTGCGTGGAAAAGTTGCAACCGCTGGCGTTGGTTCTAAACTTCCTGCAATTGAGAAGCAACTTGCAGAAGTTGAGAAAGAACAACTTGCTCGCCAAGAACAGTTAGGTAAGTTGGTCAATCAAAAATTTGACCAGTCTAGAAGTTTGTTGGCAAACGTCAGAACGCCAGAGGAATACATCGCATGGCATGAAGCCAACCACGCCGATCCTGTTTTGGGCAAATATCTGGCAAGTCGAGGCATAACTGCTGAACAGTCTCGCGCTCAAATTATGTCGGAGCTTGCCCAACCAGGGGGATTCCAGCGTTTAGTTACGCGAAGCGCAACTGCGCTAGACAAGATGCCGGCATTGTTTCAACAAGAACGCGAGCAAGCTGTTCTTGGAGGAGGCACACCAACCCAACAAATGGCTGCGCCAGCTACTAATGCTTTGGCCCCCACCGCGCTACAAGCTCAACCAGTTGCTAACGCAATGGTTGCACCTCCACAAACTGCCGCTGTTCCAGCATCGGCTGTTATGGCTATGCCAGCGGTCTCTGGGTTGCAAGGCGAACTAAGCGCTGTCAACGACGAAATTGCAAGACTTCAAACCTCTGGTTCTGCTGGACTTTCAGGTGTTCAAGCTAGAATTAAAGCTCTTGAAGAACAAAAAGGACGTTTGTTCACGGCTATTACCCAAGAAAAAAACGCAGCAACTTCTGAAAGCCAAGCAAAATTGGCTGCCGAGCGTTTGGCGTTTGAACGTCAAACAGCGGCAGATTTCAAAAGCACCCCTGCTGGTGTTGTCAGGATTGATAAAATTACTGGCAAAACAGAAATTGTCAAAGACGCCAATGGCAGACCAGTCATGGACGTTTCTGCCGCTCAAGCAGCAGAAACTGCTAGATCAAATCTTGAACAAGAAAGAATCGCTAGGTTTAACGCAAAGCTTGCTTCGGACAGGCAAAAGCTTGAACAATGGAAAATTGATAATCCAGAAAAAGAAATCAAAGAAGCTGACGGTGTTTTTGTTGCGGTTGATAAGCGATCTGGAAAAGCTACGCCTATTACGGTTGGCGGCAAACCATTGGAGTCTGGCAAGCCTTTGAACGAAGCCCAAGGTAACTCAGTTGCCTATGGCATACGGATGAAAGAAGCCAATTCCGTACTTGAAGATCTTGCCAAGTCTGGAGTTGACAAATCCGCTATTGGCGCTGGCGCTCCGTATGGCATAGGAACAGCGGTCAACCTTTTGACGGCAAGCCCAGAACAACAGCAAGTTCAACAAGCAAAAAATAATTTTATCACCGCAATCCTTCGCAAAGAATCCGGCGCGGCGATTGGTCAAGATGAATTTGCAAGGGAAGATCAAAAATATTTCCCGCAACGCGGCGACAGCGATGCCGTTTTGGCTCAAAAGAAACAAGCTAGGCAGACTGCCATTAAAGCAATGGAAATCCAAGCTGGCCCTGGCGCTAAAGAAATTCAAAAGTTTTCACCTCGCGGCAAACCAACGACAGAATCCAATCCTGCTGTAGACGATCTTGTTAAAAAATACGGTGGATAATGGCTACCATTGAACAACTTGGTAAAGCGTTAATAAACGCTGACGCTGCGGGGGACGTTGAAGCGGCAAAAATGCTGGCCGCTGAAATTAAACGGTTGCGCGTACCTAGTGCCGCCGACATCCCCGGCGCAATACCGCAGCCAAAATACCAAGAACCATCTATGGCAGATCGGTTGCTTGGCATCCCAGAAGCGGCGTTGTCTACGATAACAGGTGCGGTTGCAATGCCTGTTGGGGCAATTGCTGGCATTTTTGGTGGCAGGTTAGGTCAAGGCCCAAACGTCAAAGCAACGGAAAGAGTGATGGAAGCGGGAACATATGTTCCGCGTACCGAAAGCGGTCAGGAATATCTTCGTTCTTTAGGTCAACTTACTTCTGGGATTCCAGCGTTTGTACCTGCTGTTGGTCAAGCCGGACAAATTGCTCAAACGACCAACGCGCTTGCCGCTCGCGCTACGCCAGCGGCTCAACGTGTAGCCCAAACTGTACAGAACGCTCTAGTACGGACGCCAGAACCACAGATGGGTGGTGGAGGGGCGGCGTTGACGCAAGAAGCGTTGCTACGGGCAGAACGCGCCCAACGTCAGGGCATTCCGCTGACTAAGGGCGAGCAAACTCAAAGTCTGGCGCAACAGCAACTTGAACAAGATTTGCTGAAATCCAACAAACCTCAGTTGGTAGCCCCGCTCACCAACCTGAAGCAACAGCAACAAGAAGCAATTGGTCGCCAGTTTCAAAGACTGACCGAAGCCACCGGCTCAACCGTAGCTGATGTTGACCCAATCTATCTGCGCGACGTTGGCAAGATTGTTGATGCCCCGTTAATGGCAGAGTACGAAAAATCAATTGCCAATTACCGTAGCAAATACAACGCGGCAGACAACGCTGGCGAGACGTTGCAAGAGGTTCCGTACCAGAGTCTTGTTGACTACATCAACAAGCAAACGCCCACGACCAGAACGTCGCTTGCCCCGATTTTGCAGGATACGCTTGAGCAACTCAAGATTAACGACCCAAGCGGAACTGGCAACATTTCCATTCGGGCGCTTGAGGATGTGTATCAGAACATTGGTAAAAAAGCGCAACCAGGGACGCCAAACTCAACTTACGGAAAAGATCTTAAAAACCTGATTGATCAAACAACCGAAGGCGCTGGCGGGGATCTTTACAAAGAAGCCCGCGTAGCTCGCCGTCAGTTTGCCAAAGAGTTTGAAGACGTTGCCGCCGTTGCCAAACTGGTTGGTAGCAAAGGCGAAGATCGCCTTGTCCGTTTGTCCAACGTGTTTGATAACGTGGTTCTTGGTAGTTCTAAGGAAGATGTTCAGCACATCACATCACTACTTAAACGCGCTGGCCCAGAGGGTCAACAAGCAATCAATGAACTCAAAGGCCAGACGGTTCAATGGCTCAAGGGTCAGGCGACCGGCGTTAATGGTGTGACCAAGTTTGACAACTTCCGCAAGGCGGTTGACAAGTTGGAACGTGAAGACAAGTTGACTGAGTTGTTTGGCAAAGATGGGCGCGAGCAGATTCTTGACCTACGAGATACGGTCAAGGACGCAATGGTTAAACAGCCAGGGGCGGTCAACTACTCCAACACCGCCAGCGCGTTGATGCGTGGTCTTGAAAACATTGCTCTGCGTGTCCCCGGCGCTAAAACAGTTGCAGAACTGCGCCAAGACTACAAAACCAAAAAACAAGCCAAAGAAGCCGCAACCTTCAACGCCCTAGCCCCCGCCAACCAAAACAAATTGGTCCCATGATGGTTACATTATCTGAAGTTGATCACAAAATTGACGCTCACGTTGATGTCTGCGCCGTAAGGTACGAAGGCATCGAAAAGGAAACCAAAGGCATCCACGCCCGAATCAAGCGGCTAGAGCAGATCCTAGTCACTGGGTGCGGGGCAATTATTTTTCTGTTGTTGACCATACTGACCAGAGGTCACTAAACGGTCACGGTCAGTTTGTAAACTTAAAACTCCTTTTTCTGGAGCCTGACATGAAAGACGACATTCTTGACGCGATCAATGACTCTGAGCCAGTTGATGCCCTGAACGCTCTGTTCTCGGTGGCGTTCCTTGTTGCTAAAGCATCGAACATCAACGAGTTCACCTTGTCTTCGCTGTTCTCTTCAACCGCCGACGCACTCTTCCAAGCCCACGCTGATGACGAAGTGGAAGCCGAAGAAGTTGAAGCTGAAGAGGTTGACGAACAGACCGACGAGTAATAGTTAGGCCCCCCGACGACCTCGGGGGGTCACCTAACCGCAACAAAACTGTGCTATTTGGTGTGGTTCTTCTAATAGGATGAAGAATGAAACCATCAAAAATCACAGATGAAGAGTTCTTGCGGTTATGGGAAGAGCATAAGTCACCACTTAAAGTATCCAAAGCGACTGGTCTTTCTGAACGTCGCGTTCATACTCGGCGGCGCTATTTAGAAACCAAACTAAACGTCAACCTGTCGGTTGGCAAACCAGTCCACATTCAGAAAGCCAGACACGAAGCTGGCCTGACCGATGGCATCGCCATCATTTTCTCTGACGCGCACTTCTGGCCTGGGATCAGAACAACCGCCTTCAAGGGCTTGCTATGGGCGATAAACGAACTTAAACCGCACGTTGTCATAGCGAATGGTGACATTTTTGACGGAAGTTCAATCAGCAGACACGCTAGAATAAATTGGAGCGCGGTCCCAAACGTCCAGCAGGAATTGAAAGCGTGTCAGGAGGCGCTTAAGGAAATCGAAGACGCCTGCGAGAAGGCGCGCCATCACACTCAATTAATCTGGCCGCTAGGTAACCACGACTCGCGTTTTGAGACGCGCTTATCTGAGGCTGCACCCCAATTTGAAGGCGTCGGCGGCACGGCGCTCAAAGACCATTTCCCCAAATGGCATCCATGCTGGAGTTGCTGGCTGTCAGATAACGTAGTGGTCAAGCACCGTTACAAGGGCGGCGTTCACGCTACCCACAACAACACGGTCAATTCTGGGGTTACAACTATCACCGGCCATTTACACAGTCTTAAATGTACGCCGTTTTCAGATTTTCGAGGCGTCCGTTGGGGGGTAGACACCGGAACATTAGCGGAAATTGACGGGCCGCAGTTCATCGACTACCTTGAAGACGGCCCCGTCAACTGGCGCAGCGGCTTTGCCGTGGTAACGATGAAAGACAGCAAACCGCTCTGGCCCGAACTGGTCAGCAAGTACGCAGAAGGTATCATCAACTTTCGTGGTCAACTTATTGATGTGAGCGAATTGTAATGGCTGACTTCAACGCTGCTTTTGAAAAGATGATCACCGATGAAGGTGGTTACGTTCTCCACACTATTCCCGGTGACACCGGAGGGATGACCTATGCTGGAATCGCACGAAACAAAAATCCTCAGTGGGGTGGGTGGCATCTTATCGACCACAATCAGCAAGGCACTGTTCTTACTGGGATGGTACGGGGATTTTATAAGACTGAGTTTTGGGATCGTTTACGAGGGGATGAGATTACGAACCAAACTGTTGCGGAGTCGGTTTTCAACTTCGGCGTAAACACCGGCTTGTCAGTTGCGGTCAAGCTGGCGCAGTTGATTGTTGGTGCTACACCAGACGGCGCAGTCGGCCCTGTTACGCTGCAAAAGTTTAACAATGTTGAATCCGAGTCGTTCAGAAAATCTTACGCGCTGGCGAAGATCACGCGCTACGCTGACATCTGCAACAAGAACAGATCTCAGTCCAAGTTCTTGTTAGGCTGGTTAAATCGCACTCTGAAAGGGCTAAAGTAATGGACTTGATAGGTATCGGGTCAATCATCGAAGGAGTTGGCAAAGTTGCAGGTGATCTCATTACGACCGACAAGGAGAGACTTGAGATGGCGCTCGAAGAGCGCAAACTCGCTCTGGAGGAAAAGAAAATTGACCAAGCCACCGATCTCGCCCAGGTGGACATCAATAAAATTGAAGCTGCAAGCACTAGCGTATTTGTCTCTGGCTGGCGTCCTGCTGTCGGTTGGGTTGGCGTTGCTGGCCTAGCCTATCAGTTTCTTGGCTACCCTTTGATGCAGTGGATCTGGGCGTTTGGGCAGGGCGTAGACTTGATCCCAAAGGGTCTACCCCCGCCGCCAGACCTACAAGTAGAACAGTTGATGACCTTACTCGCCGGCTTGATTGGTTTCGGCGGTATGCGAAGTTTCGAGAAGTCCAGGGGCGTCGCGGCGAAGTAGATCGCGGTAGGCGTTAATCGCCGCTTTTAAG